CTTTAAGGCACTTAATGGTCAGGAATACTGCTATGGAAGTTTGAGTGGAGGAGAGGCAAAAAGAGTTGACTTTGCTATGCTTTTTGCATTCAGAGACATTAGAAGGCTACAAAGCAATGTTCATATAAACATAACAGTTATGGATGAATTATTTGATAGTGCTTTGGATGATAGTGGTATGTTTAATATCATGGAACTTTTGAAAGATTCCACAGAAGAATGTTTCCTTATAGTTACTCACCATCCAAATAATGTAGATTCAACAAATTGTGATGTTATAGAACTTGTTAAAGAAAACCGAATAACAAGGTTGAAGACTTAAATGCTGTTCTTTAAATAGTTTGATGCCAACTATTGTTAAAAACAATTCAGTAAAAAAAATAGATAATGTAGTTCCAATTTTTCCTAAACAAAAACAAGAGGTTTATTCTAATCTTTCCTTTCCGTTTGCAAGAGAATTCAAGTTAAAATTATTTGATAATAGTAATCAAGAACTTCTTAAATATCGTGCATTTGCAAAGGCACACATTCCTATTCCTGGAGAGGGTTTACCAAGAGTAATTCATTACTGTGCAGATCAGAGTGGATGTGCATTCTGGAGAATGCTATGGCCCTCTGATGAGCTTCTAGCACATAACAAGGCTGTTGTGATGACTTTGTATCAGATGGTGACTATAGGGCAATTCTATCAAGGTATAGATGCAGTGAGATTGCAGAGGCAATGTACTCAACCCCAAGTTCAATTTATCAAGTATCTAAGAGAACTCTCAGATCAAATGAAATCCCAAACTGGAAAAGGGTTCAGAATTATATGGGAAGTAGATGACTTGGTGTGCCCTGCCCAAGATATTCCAGACTATAATGTTTGTAAAACATCTTTTGCAGGAGATGAGGTGTTACAAAATGTCAGAGAAGTAACTCAGTATGTAGATGAAATGACTGTTGTTAGTGATTATATGAAAAATCACTACAAAAAACATTTAAACTTTGATAAGATTAGCGTTATTCCTAACTATGCACCTAAGTGCTGGATTGATAGAGGATATGATAGAGAGAGAATCAGAGAAAAGTACCAAAAGCATAAAAACAAACCTAGAATTTTGTATGCAGGAAGTGGAACTCACTTTGATGTGGAGAACCATGTTGGTCAAAAGGATGATTTTGAACATGTTGTAGAAGCTATAATAAAAGACATAACCATTCATAACAAATATGAATGGGTCTTCTTTGGAGCACTACCCATGAAATTGAGACAATTTATAGGCAAAGGTGTGGAATTTCACCCATGGGTTTCTATTACAGAATATACTGATAAATTGACAGAGATGAACGTGAACGTTTCTATTGCTCCTCTTAAGAATAACAATTTTTCAAGAAGCAAGGCTAACATAAAATTGACAGAAGCAGGAGCACAAGGTATTCCTTGTATTGCACAAAATTTGGAATGTTACAATTCTGATGGTTGGAAATACACTTTCAATGATTCTGATGAATTGTTTGAAAAGATTGACCAGATAATGGAATCAGAGGACTCTTATATGAGTGCATCTGATTTTTCTAGAGAGTATGCAATGAAATATATACTAAAGGATCACTTGGATGAATATCTATTACTCTATACCACAGAGTATGGTAGTGAAGAAAGAAAAAAGAACGAGAATTTTGTAAGAAATAATAAGAGTCAATTTAAATAAAAAAACCCCTTCCAAGAATTCTTGGAAGGGGTTTTAACTTTCTATCTACAATTTTAGGAAACTGTGGATTTTAGTGCAGCATAATACACTTTTTCAATTTCACCAACTCCTTCAATTTTTGAGAAAAGAGACTCAGCAGCTTTGGAAAATTCATCCTTTTTCTGCTTTTCCAGCTTATCCAATTCCTTTCTCTTCTCAGACACTGCTCTTTCCATCTCTGCATACTGTTTAAGTAAGTTTCGGAGTGAATCTTTAGTTTCAACCAAGATGCTTTCTCTTTCCTCTTTAAAGAGTTCTGAGACAACATTTCCAACTTGGTCCATTGGTGTTTTTCTAGAAATCTTTAGATTATCCTTACCACCAACAACTGCAACCAGTTTGTTTAGTGCTGCTGAAAACTTCTTTTCAGTCTTGTCATTAGTTTGCAATTCTGCTTCTTCTGTATTTTGTGTAGTTTCACTCATATTATTTAATCAAATCTGATCTTAGCAATTTCGCACAAATCCAAGTTCATGTCAATCTCTTTTTGACTACTTTTTTCTACTGGAGAGTAGTTATCACATATAAATTCCCACAAAGAATCTTCGACTGCACCAAGTTTCACAAACTCATCGTTAATAAGAATGTACACTTCTCTGAAAATATTATGGTATTGGTCTTTTAAGTCTTTCATACTTTAAATTGCATTTTTTCTATTGTTGAAAAGTCTATCAGTGATGGTTTCAGTTCTTGACAATTTATACTTTTTAATAAACTATTCAGGTTTTCAATTTTTGGAACATCTCTCCATTCATCATTCAGTCCCATTCCTGTAAATTGTAAAGAAGTGACGTAATTACAAAATAAATCCTTTTGCACCTTTACTATAGGAAACATTTTTTTTGTATATTTGTATGGGCATAAACCAAAATAATTCCCAAAATATTTTTCAACATCAGAAGATTTTAGAGTAGTTCGAATCCAGTTTTCTGCCAAAATTTCCAAATAATTGACGGAGAATTGCTCAGAGTGTAAGTCTCCATAATTCATAATTTTATTAACCATTTGTATTAGTAGTCTTAATTGCATTATAGACTATACTCTTTCATAAAGAACTTGCAACAGAAAAGTAGTGTGGTATACTAAAGGCAATGCTACGAAACATTTTTTATGATAAAAAAAGATCAGTGATGCATCACTGGATGTATGGTGAAAATGGTGAAGATGTTTACAAAAAGGTTCACTATAAACCCTATATCTATATCCCATCAGTGGACCCAAAGTTTACTGAGGCATATGGTATAGATTCTGTTCCCTTGGCCAGAAGAGAGTTTAGTAGTGAATGGGAGAGAAACGAATTTGCTCAAAAATTCAAAGGACAGAAATATTTTAATCTTCCTGCTAGTCAACAATATCTTTTAGAGAATTTCTATACCAAAGATGTTACTCAGTTAACAGAAAAGCCTCTCAGAACCTTTTTCTATGATATAGAAGTTATTGCTGGTGAGTTTCCAGACCCTAAAGAGGCAAAATTCCCTATAACCAGCATCACTATATATGATACTTTCACCAAGAAATACTATGTTTGGGGTGTTAAAGTATACAATGTCTATACTATCAAAGATGATTTAAAAGGTGTTGAGCCAGAGGATGTGGTGTACAATTTCTGTCTATCAGAAACCGAATTGTTAAAGAAGTTTCTTAGATTTTGGAGGAGTAATTTTCCAGACTTATTAGTGGGATATAATTCATTCTCCTTTGACTTACCATACATTGTTCATAGAATTGAAAGAGTGCTAGGAGAGGGTAAATCATCTAATCTCTCTCCTGTGGGATATGTGCATGGGCATGAGAAGGATAATAAGTTTGGTCAAACTTATACAGAATATACAATGGGAGGAGTGTCTCACCTTGATTATATGGTTCTTTTCAAAACATTCACTCCAGGAGAGAGGGAGAGCGATTCCTTGGATTATGTGTGTAAAGATGAGATTGGTATTGGAAAATTAGACTATGGTGATACCAATTTACAAGATTTGAGCATGACAAATTGGAATAGATTTGTCAATTACAACATATGGGATGTTAAATTGTTGATTATGCTGGAGGAGAAGAGAAAATATCTTGAGATTGCAAGATTTTCTGCTGTGAGCGGATATTGTAATATAGATAAAGCTCTTGGAAAAGTTGCCATTATTACTGGTATTGTTGCCAAGCAAGGGATGATGAATAATCAGATGATTACAACTCAGGATGATGGTGATTATGAAAAAATCCCTGGAGGTTATGTGAAAGACCCTGATATAGGAATATATGAAAACGTTATAGTAATGGACTTGAATTCATTGTATCCAAATACCATCATAACTTTAAACATTTCTCCAGAAACCAAAGTGGCAAAAATAGCCAATGAAACTCCAGAAGTTGTATCCTTATATCTTTTCAAATCTGGAAAATATGTGGATGTTCCTAGAGAAAAATTCAAACCTCTTATTCAAAAGAAAAATTGGTGTGTAAGTGCTGCTGGTGTGCTTTTTGACCAAACTAAAAAAGGTCTCTGTTCTCAGTTTGTTGATGACTTGTATAAAAAGAGAAAGAGTGTAAAATCAGAAATGATTCTGATAGAGCAAGAACTCACAAAGATGAGTATAGATGATGCTGAATACTCATCCAAAAAAAGAAAAGCAGATCAGATGGATACATTACAGTATCTATATAAGATTCTCTTGAACAGCACTTATGGTGTGCTGGCAAACCGATTTTTCGCACTATACGATTTGGATTGTGCGAAAAGTATAACTCTGACAGGTCAAGCACTTATCAAACAGAGTGATAAGATTGCTAATGCCTACATGAGAAAAGAATGGAACTTGGATAAAAAAGATAGAGTTATAGCAGAAGATACAGATTCTGCCATCTTGTCCATAGATGACATTTTAAAAAAGGTAGGATCAACTATAGTAGATTCTAAGGGTGATCTTACATCAGAATTTGTGGATATTGAAAATAAAATATCTAAGAATCTGAATGAGGGAGCAGTTGCATGGGCTGTTGAGAATTTGAATACATCAGACTGTAGATTCGAATTCAAAAGAGAGAGCGCATGTCCAAAAGCTATTTGGGTTGCTAAGAAGCACTACATTCTTCAAATAAAAAACACAGAGGGTATAAAGATAACTGATGAGAAAAAGGAGTTTAAATATAAAGGTCTCTCTGTGGTTAAGTCTACCTTTTCTGAGAATACTAAAAAAATTACAAGAAGTATAGTTAAGGGTATCTTTGACTCACCAGATAAAAAAAAGGCTGATGAGTTCTTTTTTCAATCATATGATAAGTTTTTCAATCTTTCTGAAAATGATGTGTCTATCAGATCAACTATAAAATGCTTGAGTAAATGGGATAATCATAGTAAAGATTTTTCCACAGTTTCAGGGTGTCCAAGACATGTTAAGTGGGCAATCTATCACAATAGATTAATACAACTTAAAAATTTGGAGAATAAGTATCCTTTAATTCAAGAGGGTATGAAAATAAAACTGGCATATGTAAAACCGAATGTTTATAATTTAGCTGGTATAGCATATATGGACGTTCTGCCTCCTGAATTTGAATTGGTTATAGATAGAGAACAGATGTTTGAGAAGTGTGTGATTAAATGTTTACAACCTATTTTTACAGCACTTAAATGGAACGTACCTGATCCAAAAAAACAATATGAATATTCCTTGGAAGACCTTTTTGGATAATACAAAACGTATATATGATATTCTTTTCAACATAAGAGATATTGAAGTTATAAGAAGTGATTACTTTTCCAAAAAATGGATTAGTAAAAACGAACTAATAAGGCTCTTAGATTATGAAGAGAAACAATTTGTTATTGCATACACCCAATTACAAAAGGAACATGTTGATATGCTAAGTTCGTTCAACATGAATTCGCTATCCAATTATGAATTGTTGGAAAGAAAATATCAATCTCAGCTAAAAAAATAAAGAAAGTTCTTGATATCAGTATTAGTATTACATTAATAATAGTATGCAAGAAGAAACTATTATTGGAATACTAAGAAATGTGGGTGAATTGTATGTTGCTACCCTGATAAAGGAAGATGAAGATTGTATATGGGTTAAAAATCCAGCATTTTTGGCTGTAAATGGTCAAAATGGTCAAATAAACATAAATTTCATTCCTTTGGAAATGTTGAGCGTGAGTCCTGCACTCAACATTAGAAACTTTCTAACAGAACCAACTCAAGAAATACAGTATCCTTTCTATAAAAAGTCTGTGTTGTTGTATAATTTGGCTCTGGCACAGAATGTTGTGGATAATTACAAAAATCTCACATTAACACCAAAATCACCAGTGGTAGATGTTCTACCTGAGAAACCATCTCAGCCTAATAATGAGGTGTTGAAAATGTGGTAATCATAGTATAATTAAATATATGGAACAAAAACCTGAAAAACAAATAGACTTGGAGAACTTAACTCCGAAGGAAAAAGAAAGTATTGAATCCTTCAAATCATACTTGACTAACTTAGCTAAGTTCAGAAATAAGGGGGTAGCATCTGCTGCTGCAAGAGCAAGAAAATTTGCATCAGAAGTGACTCACCAACTTAAAGATATTCGCAAAGCTATTCAAGTGGATAAGATTCAAAAGGTTGTAGAAAAAAGAGCAGCAAAGGCTGCTAAAAAGGCTGCACAAGCATAATTAATTTAAATTAAGCAAAAAAATCAGAAAAAGCGAGGATTTTCCTCGCTTTTTTTGTTGAAATGCGACTCATATTTTTGTATATATGATATGAGCGAATTACTTAAAAGACTTAGAAAAAACACCATTTTAAAACCAGAAACACTAAAAAATAGTAAATATTTCACTAACGAAACATTCATTAAAACTAATGTGCCATTACTAAATTTGGCAATGTGTGGTAAGTTGGATGGTGGCTTACCAAAAGCAGGAATTTTGCAAATAGCAGCACCCCCAAAACACTTTAAAACCAATTTCATGATAGAAATCATTAAAGGGTTTCAAACAACCAATGCTGGTAATGATAGCATCACAGAGTTGTATGATAGTGAACTAGGAAGCACACCAGATTACTATGAGAAGGCTGGTATAGATACTAATCTTATTGATCATAGACCTATAAGAAGTGTGGAGGAATTGAAAGCAGATGTTGCTAATTTAATGGATGATATTAAAGATGGTGACAATGTTCTTATTTGTGTGGATAGTATTGGTATGCTAAGATCGGAAAAGGAGACAGAGGATGCCAAAGACAATAAGGTTGTTGCTGACATGACAAGAGCAAAACAGCTTAAATCATTCTTTAGAATTGTTACAGGAGAAGCTGCAATAAAACAAATTCCCATGGTTGTTGTTAACCACTCATATCAAACTATGGAAATGTATTCCAAAGAAGTTGCTGCTGGTGGAAGAGGTGCACAATATTCTGCACACACTCTACTTTTTATCACAAAGGCACAAGAGAAAGATAAAGTTGATGGCAAAGATGAGTTAGCTGGTTTTAAATTCACTCTTAGAGCAGGTATGAGCAGATATGTAAAGGAAAATTCAACATTTCCTATTGTTGTTAGATTTGGAGAGGGTATATATCGCTATTCTGGAATATTTGATCTTGCATTAGAACTAGATTATATTACTAGTGCTAAACAAGGCTGGTACTCTGTTAAAGGTGATGATAAACAACGCAGAAGAGCAGATATTGAAGAAGATGTTGATTATATGGAATCTTTACTCAAAGATAAAGAATTTTGCTCTGCTGTAGAAAAGAAATATGCATTATGATAAAAGTTACCATGATGTGCACTGGAACATTCATCAATAAACCACAGAAATACACTTTGGTTATAGATGATGAGGATGCTCTTGCTGTGCAAAGATTAAATGAAGATACTAATAAACTGGAGCAGTATACTATCAGAGAATTATTTGATGCATACACTAAAAAATCCAGCTATCTGAAAGGAGATTCCCAAACTACAGCAAATTCTGATTTATTTCCAGAGTGGTTCTCAGCAAAATATATTACAGGAACAGGTTTTCAGTCCAGAGTAACGTCTATTGACTATGAAAGAGTTTAGTTTGTTCATAGTTGACTATTAACAGACAATGACATATAGTGTATAATGCCAAAAATAGACTTGGAATTTTTCGAAAAGATTGTAATACAGCAATGCCTCAAAAAAGATACTACATACGTAGCAGCTATAATTGATTATCTAGACAAGTCACTCTTTAAGAATCCTGCTATTGCTGATCTTATTGATGTGATAAAATCTTTCTATTTGGAAAGAGGCTTTCTCCCATCAATAACAGAAATAAAAATTAGAGCAAGTTCTGAGAAGCTTAAAGAATCTATAAAAAAGGTTGTATCAGACTTAAAAGGTTTGGATAAAGAACATAATGATGAGGAATTAATATCAAATTCTGAACATTTTATAAAACAGAGAATGTTTGCCATCTTAGCAGAAAAGATGATAGATTATAGGGCTGCTAATAAAGTCTTCAATTTGGAAGAGATTCAAAGAGAATCTGAGGCTATCCATGCTATATCTCTGATTGATAATTTAGGTTTGGATTATTTTGGAGACAATGAAAGAGTTGTGCAATATCTACAACAAACAGATTCTCTTATTAGCACAGGATATAGAAGTTTGGATGATGCCTTTGGTGGAGGATTTCAAGCAGAGGGAAAAGCAATCTATGATATTGGTGGAGAGACAAATGTTGGAAAATCTATATTTTTAGCTAATATTGCTCTTAATATAGTATTACAAAACAAAAATGTTTTAATAATATCTCCAGAAATGAGCGAAATGAGATATGCAAAAAGAATATCTGGTATGTTAACCAATATAGCAATAGCATCCCTTGGAGACAATATTGACAAATACAAGAGAGATGTTGAGGCATTCAAGAAAAAATACACTTCAAAACTTATAATAAAAGAAGTACCAACCAAAGGTGTGTCAGCTAAAAACATATATTCCTATGCTAAAAAATTAAGGGATAAGAAAGGATTCTCTGCAAGCTTGCTAGCAATTGATGGTCATGGACTACTTAAACCATCAGTTAGTCAGCCTAATAAACATACCGAATTACAATACATAACACAAGAGTGTAGAGGTATAACATATCTATTAAATGCTCCTATTCTCACAGTTGCCCAACTAAACAGAGGAAGTCATAAAATGACTAATCCTGGATTAGATAATCTTTCTGGTTCATGGGATCAGATTGCAGATTTTGATGGTCATGTTAATATTTGGCAAACTGATGAAGATAGAGAGGCAAATATTATCAGGTTTGGTGGAAAAAAGGTAAGAGATGGTGCTAAAGGAGCAGAAGGATTTTTGACCATTGATTATGATACTCTTAGACTATACGAGGAAGACCAAATACCTAATCCACAAACTTTTGTTCAAGAGAAAAACTTATCTAAAATATTAGACTTTGATTCTCTTATGGCTGTTGATTAAGTACAGTAAATGATAAATGATAACTTTACTTCACCATGTGCCAATAGCTATATAGTAGACCGAGAATTGGAAGAACTTGTTAATAAGTTTGGTAGTTTTATTACTCTAGTAACAAATAAACCAGTATCTTGCGTCACCATGTTCATTCTTATCAACAAATACCCAGAATTGCGTAATTCTATGATTGCAATGTCTGAAACCACATGGTATTCTATTGTGGAGTATCTAGCACACAGATATCCTGTTCTTAATAAATCTAAGAAAATCAAGAAATGAGTGACATAACAGAAATTCAGAAGAGAATTTACAACCTATACCTCAAAGCTCTTAGGGTTAATAACAATAAACCTTTTAGACCTAGAAAGGATTTTAAAAAAATGGAGTCTGATCTGTTAACACTAACATACCTGAAAAAGTTAGAAGATGTATTTAAAAAATATCCTGCATTTTTTTCAGATGCTTATTTTGATGCACCATATAAATTATATTCTGACAAAGACGCTAATTACAATCTGAAATTTTTTAGTAGTCAAAAAGGTATATCTACATGCATTGCATATTTTAAATCTTTAAGGGATGGTGAACCCAACAAACAACATCAATTTATAAAAGATTCTTTTCAGTTTGTTGCTCAATTTTGCCTTGATAAAGGCATAACTTTAGAGAAATACACCTCATATTGCTCTGTATCTCAGAGAGACTGTCTAAAACACTTGAAGGAACATAAAATATCTTGGTATGCAGTGTTTGGTATACCACATTTCTACGATATTTTACATAGTCTTCCTAGTGAGGAATTTGAGATGTATTTTGGGAGTGATATTGATATTGTTCAGTTGCATGATAGATATCTATCATGCAGAGAAACTGCTCAAATGGTGACTAAAATCAAAGATATTATATCGAAATTTTTGAGAAAAAACTTGCACAAACTCCCTTCATAGAGTATAAGTATAGGTAACTGTTTTGCAAATCAATTCAGTTGATAATAAAGAAAAAATAAAGAAAAAATATGTCATTTAATTTAGAAGATATCGTAAATCAAATAAAAGAAGTAGAAGAAACAAATATCCAAAAGGAAAAAGGTGGATATAAAGGTGATCCAAGATTACTAACCCTTAAAAAGAACTGCACCTATGTTATTAGGTTGATACCAAATATCAACGATAGTGCTAATACATTTGTAACCTTTAAAGAAATAGGGTTCATAAGCAGAGTAACAGGAGCATATGTCTATGGTGGACGTTCACCACTAGATGCAGGATTGAAGAAAGACCTTTTCAAGGAAACGCAGTGGGATCACTATTCCAAGGCAAATGAAAGAGGAGATGATGCTGAGAAGAAAGCTTCCTATAAACTTCTTCCACAACGTAAACAGTTGGTGAATGGTTATCTTGTGTCTGTTATTGGAGAAGACCCAGAGGCAAAAGAAAAGATAGGTAGTGTTGTGGTTGCTCGTTACCCTGCACAAGTGGACAAGGAGGGAAATCCTCTTAGCGACATCTACAAGAGAATCTACAGTGCTCTCTATGGAGATAAGGCAAAGAAAATTGGTAAGAAATGTTTAGACCTCTCACCAGAGGGTAGAAGCCTTATCATCAAAGTAACAGAGAAGGCTGGTTATAATAACTATTCTGAAACTGAGTTTGATGAATCAGAAGACTTAGGCTTGTCCAAAGAAAGAATTCAAGAAATTCATAAATCAGCCCATGATTTGACAGAATTTGTACCAGAAGTAAAATCTAACGAAGAAATTAAGGATTTGTTAGACAAACACTGGTTTGGTTCTAGTGCAAATCTTGATGATGAGTTAGAAGATGATGAAGATGAACCAGTGGAACAGAAGCCAGTCAAAAAAACCAAAGTTACTGCTAAGATAACTGAGGAGGAAGATAAGATTCCTTTTGATGATGGTGATGACTTGGAAAAGTTGCTGGAAGACGTATAATAATTGAATAGAACGAAAGAGCGGCTAAATAAAGTTATGGACAATAATACAGATATAGCTTTTTTAGCCGCTTCTCTCGAAAGAGAGATGAGACAAAGTTTAGCAGGAAGCTCAGGTTTAAGACACAATAGAACCGATTTCAGAAATTTCTTACCACCACAAGCAGGTGGTACACAACCACAACAAGTTCATCCTCAACAATATCCACAATATCCCCAATATCAGTATCCACAACAACCTCAACCACAGTACGCACCACAAAATTATCCCCAACAAGAACAAGAAATACCTCAAGGTGTTATAGAACCACCAAACACAAGTTTTATACCAATGCCTCCAGGTTATCAAGTTCGTCCTGACCCAAATTTACAAATTCCAGTTATTGAAAGTGTAGAACGTTTTAATATACCAGACTATGCCAATCAGAAAAAGTATTTGGAAGATGAACAAGAATTTCGTGATGCTCTTATCAAAGAGATAAAGAGCCAAAAGACAACCATCAGCAGATTAAGCAAAGAGATAAAAGCCTTAACACAATTAACAATTGAATTAAAAGAATCTTTATCAACAATTTTAAACAAGACAGAACACCCCTCAATTTTAACAGAACCTGAACCAGAACTTCAACAGCATGATACTACAATTCAATCCTAAAGAATTTATAAAAGAGTTTATCA